CCAGTTATAGTACTCCTCCTAGAGGAAAGCAGTTTCTAGAAGATCCCGACAGTTATAGTACTCCTCCTAGAGCAAAGTCTCCAAAACCTGAAGATTTTAGAACTCCTTAATGAGCTTCTTTTATAGAAAGGCAAAAAATGAAATTTATTTGGATTTATAAATAATTATCATATGGAAATACCTTGGTATTTTAGACATTATGCGAAAATAAGTTTTTTTTATACAAAAAGCACAGGTAAAAATGCTGCATTATTTCCTTCTTCATTATATCTAAAAGAAAGTAATAGTATACCTATACGTATATATATACAAAAATGTATAAATACTCGAAATCTATTTTATATACACGGTAATAAATATTTTAGACCACGCGAAGAACATACAATGCAATCTGATTGTATAAATTTTATGCAGAGATTAAATTGGGAACTTGTAGCACAAGAATGGAGTGTAATTGAAAACAATTATGATATTGGAAAAGGTGATCTTGTTTTTCGTAACCATAAAACATATTGTGTAATAGAATGTAAAAGAAAAACAAATAGAAAAGTATATGAACAAGCGAAATTTTATGGATCATCATGGAAGTTGCATTATGCAAAGAATAATGACGAATATGTATTATATGGAATATGGACGCCAAAAATACAAGAAATTCTAGGAATTTTACATTCAAGATCAGATGCATTAAGTTTATGTAAAAGAAGATCTCCTAGATTTACGGCTTAAGATATTTTAATTGGCCAGTTATGGCGAAATATTTCGCCTATTTGTATAAACTCTTTTAAGATTGTATAATCTCTATTGATTGTATATGATTTATTTTTTTGACACATTATGCATTTTGATTTACTTAATATAGAACTTGTACCAGATTCCATTGCAATTAATAGACATTTTGGATGATATCTCGAATCGCAACATTTTAGTTTCATCATTTTATTACAGAAAACTTCGTGACATATAATGCAATGTCCTGTAAATGGCTCATTTACAATTTCGATATCTTTAAATATTCCTTCGATTGTCCATTGTTTAGATATCATTTTGCAAAGTCTATTCCATGAATATCCATTATTATATATAAAGACTGCCTTTTTTTGAAGGATATCATTTAATATTTTTGTTAAAAAATCGGTTATCATTGATGGATTCTGTGATTTTTCAAACTGTGAAGAAAGACGAATTGAATCTCTATCCATAATAAGTGAATTACATTCAAAATCGATATTTCCAAATGGTGGATCATATTTTACATCCTTCAATAATACTATTAAATCCAATATTATAGGCTTCATTGTTTGGATTGTTTTTGCAAAACAATTTAAATTTAATAGATAATCCTTCATTTCATATGGCACTAGTTTTCTAATATCTATCAGTAGACTAACTATTTTTTTTTTATCTATTGGCGTAATATGAAAACGTTCATGACGAACCTGATTTTCTTCAATTTTAATGTTTGGAAAATATATTTTGAGATCGCGACTATATAGTTTTTTCATTTCACCTCCCATTTTTTCTTTTATTTTTTCAATTAAGTTATCGTACTTATCTATATGAATAAGTGCGTCAATATCATTTGGAACTACCCATCTACCGAATAACTCTGGATGAAAAGATTTGTCATTATATAAAGCATTTATATCTATAGTTTTTTGTACATTTTCTTCAATCAGTTTATTTATTATATTATAAAACTCGAAAGAATGTGTATCATGTAAATATTTGTCTCTTACTGCACCTCCAAATATCTCTCCATCATTTTCAATTATCACATTAATTAGTTTATTATTAAGTTTCCATTGAGATTTTTGAGATGGACTCGCCGTTCCCATATTATATATTATAAAATTTGAAAATTCATTTTTTTTCTTTAATATAAGAATTTGGGATGTATTTTTATTTAACAATGCCGTATCCTAAAACAAAACACTTATTTAATAGAATTGGTGAAATATATTCTGATATATATAATATATGTGCAAACATAAAACATATCGAAGAGAAAAATAAAGAGTATGATAGGCGTTTGCTTGAAATAGAAGAAGGTATTGTTTCTATTCGAAATGATATTGATATATCTAAAATTAATCGCGAAAGTACAGGGATATTCAATATTAAATTTTTCTAAATAAAAAATGATATTGGGTTTTAATGTATATAAATATGAATGAAAGTAGTAGCGAAAGTGATTCGGATGAACGTATTGATGATATTCGTGAAGAAATTTTGAGTTATCTTGAAACATATAAAAGTGATCAATCAAAACATATTGAGATATTAAATTATAAGCCGAAATACAATGCAGAATATTATGATAATAAAGTTTTACTAGAAGTTAATGATATGAATGCCTTTGAACCTATTATAGAAGAAGTTAGTAATGAAGACCTTACTGATTTATGGATATACTTCAAAATAGCGACTTCAAGTATTGCGACATCAAAAAATCCAGGTAGGAATATAAGATTTTTGGTGAAAGATGAGAATACGCAAAAATATATAGGAATACTTGCAATAGGTTCTGATATTTATCAATGTAGTGTTCGTGATAAAGAAATTAGCTGGGACTGTGATAATCATGGAAAAAGAATAGAGAATATAATAAATATATGGTGTTGTGTAGGACTTCAACCTTTAAGCTATAATACAAATATAGGAAAATTATTATGTTCTTTGTGTTTTAGTAAAGAAGTAATAGATAGATATAATCAAAAATATAATATAAATATTGCAGCAATAACAACATTTGGAATAAACGGGCGCGCAGTTCAATATGAATGTCTACCCTTTATTAAATTTATAGGATATACTAAGGGATATGGTACAAATCATATGCCTAATTATTTATTGCAAGAAGCATGTGATATACTAAAAAGTAAAAATATTGAAGTATCAGGATATAATAAAATAAAGAAATGGAAGACTGTGATGAACTATCTAAATATTCCAGATATTAAACTAAAACACGGAATATTAAGAGGCGTATATATTGGATATCTCGATGGTAAAAGATCAAAAGATTTTTTACAGGGAATTTGTAGCGATTTTGAAATTAGTAGCAAATTAAAGACTATAAAAGAAATTGTTGAATGGTGGAAGATACGATGGGGTATAAATCGTATACTAAATTTGAAAAAACGCGATAGATATAAAAACACAATGTCACCTGAATGGACATATAATTTATTTGAAGAAAGGAAAATAATCCCGCATTTAGAATTAGAAAATAGAAGCATATCAGTATCAATTACAAAAGAAATAATAGAAAATTTACCTCAATTATCAGCATCATATATTGCGGGATTAATGGATGGCGATGGATGTATATTATTTAATAGAAATAGCACTATATTGCCTCAAATAGAGTTATCTCAGTGCGATCCATATGTTGTATTTGCACTACAAAAACAATATAATTGTGGAAAAATACGAATTGTTTCATCCAAGTCAGTAAATTCACGACAACAATTTAAGATTAGTATATTTGGATGTCGAGAATTATTGATATGTCTAAAAAATTATTGTATTATTAAACAAAGAAGGGCGGAAATTTGTTATAAACTATTTGAAGAATTATCGGGAAAATATACTGTAGAATCAATAAAAGAATTATTTAATAAATATGAAAATGCAATTATATTATATGAACCTGATAATGATAATATATATGATACCAGAATAAATGATGAATATGTTGCAGGTCTATTTGATGCAGAAGGATGTATAACTTTCAAAAAATACGAGAAATCAAATTCAGTAACTTTAACAATTACACAAAGATCAAATCCAATTATATTGCATAAAATTAATCAATATTATAAAATAAATGCAACTGTAACAGTACAACGGTTCAATCTATATTCGTATGAAAAATGTGAACAATTTCTTAATCATATTGAGAAATATGTATTATTAAAGAAAGATCAAATTAATACATTTAGAGAAGTATTAGAATATCGTAAAAAACACAAGAAATATGATTGTGAAAAATTTTATCAATTAAAGAGAAAAATATATATTCCAGATGATTATTTGATTAATTATGCTAATATGAAATATATAACAAAAAAGAAAACAGAACAAAGGGATCTAAAACCATTATATGAAGCGGGAATATTAATAGCACGGAAGAACTATGTGCGAACTCTGCCGTATGTTGATAATATAGATCATCGTGTAAATATAGCAATTGCAACTATAATGAAACGTCGCAAAATTACAGATGAAATTATATATATTGTTCGAAAGAAAATAGAAAATAAAATAACACAGAAAGCAATATGTGAAGAAATGGGATTATCGCGTCATATAGTAAATAATATTGCAAGATATAAATTATTGCCATTAGATTCTGATAGAAATATGGTGAAAGATAAAATTATTGCGAAAAAACAAACTAAGGAAAAACGCATTACAATGACATCTGAAGAAACAAAGAAATATGATATAGAAAGCGTAGCAATTAGTAAAAGAGCATATAATGTGGCGACAGCAATACAAATATTGAAATATGCTATAGAGAAAAGAGAATATATAACACAAACTCTATTATCTAATAAATCTGAAGAATTATTTGGAGTAAAGTTATCAGTGACGCAAATACAAAGTTTATTACTTGGGCGTGTTTCTATATATGAAAGAGAGTTTAGAGATAATGAAATAAGATATGATGACTATAAGAGTTTATGCGAAGAAGTTAGTAAAATAAATTTTAAGGCGAATGGTAGAAAATACGCTTCAATAAGTCAAAGATCAGTTGATGGAGAAACTATAATTAAGGTGTTGAAGAATAAAAATAATTTGACGCATAAAGAAATAGCCGCAAATATAGGAATAAAAGAAGAACAAGTACGTGGAATCTTGCGCGGCACTACAAGAATGATGCCATTTGAGTTTCCTTGTGGAGAAATTAGTTGGGAAGAATATAATCTTCTAATGCGGTTCTAAATTGTCTTTTTTATATAAAGTATAAAAAATAAATATTTTGTGATTTAGATTGCTTAATTGCTGTAAGCACTCTTTTACCTCTAAGTTTCCCTAGAGGGATGGACTGTATCTTAAGCCATCTCAGATTGTCTAGATCTTCATAGATAACCCATTCCCGTTCAGTCTCTGACGCCCTATCATAAGCTTGACATAACGCTATTAGATAGTAAGCATGCGGATTGCCCAATCTTTATCATTATTACTATACCCAAGTTCCGATTCTTGGCCAGATGATACTTTCGTTAATCATCCTTAGTAGATAAAGCTCTAAGGGGTTTCCCGAACAACAAGGAATGTCGCAATTAAATAAATTAATTACTAGCAGCAAGCCTGGGGAATATTTGCGACGGCATTACGTTTTTTCTATAACAAGAAATCGCTTTGTTATAGACTGCTGCTTTTTGGCCCTAGTTATAGCAATTCTTAATAGCGGTATACAGTACGTATACGCCACTAATTACTAAATGCAAGGCCGCCCATGCCGCTCATTATTCGAAGAACATTGTAGTTAACTGCGAATACATATAAGCTGGCAGTACCTACGCTACTAACCTTAGTCTGAGAGCTATCGAGGTAAACAACAGTGTTACCGGCGCTAACTAAAGGAGTATCTAAGGTTAAATATGCGGTATCAATACGGGACATATTTAAGGTCCCGGATGGTTGATGCTCTTCTGGTTTTAGAGCGAAAGAATATACATTAATACCGCGGTTAAGTGGTACATTCTCATGGTGTTGATATGGCTGTACTAAGGAGAAGTAGTTACCATCGCGGGCATTGAAGCGATCTTGGCCATTTAATTGAATCTTTGTGCTATTCATTCCAGATAGATTGCCATTGGCGCTGTTATTTACTAAGTTGAATGCGGCGGTTCCATTGAATGAAGAACCATACCCGCCATACCCACCTGAAGTAGCAGTAATACCTGGTTGAGCAGTGAAATTGGTCCATTGGTTGCCACCTACGTTGTAGGCATCTGGGTTGATCGCCCAGACAATTTCCTTGCAGGGATGATTGAAATTCATCTTATAACGGATACCGGTGGAAGAATTAATAGTCTCTACACCTGTAAATTGTAATTGTTCAATTAAATATTCATGGGATAGCTGTGCGAAACGGCGACGTTCGTCAGTATCTAAATAGATATAATCTACCCATAGAGAAGTTGCGCCTAAAGAAGGAACCGGTGATGTATTAGTAGCTGTAACTACGGAAAGTAATTTATTAAAAGGAGCAATATCAATATTAATTTTTACTTCATGGTATTGTAATGCAATTAGGGGTAGAGATAAACCTACATTGCGGCAAAACCAGAATTCAAGTGGAATATATAAAGTGGTTGCAGGTGCACCATTTGTTAAAGTAGAACCTTCACCTGTCATTAAATCGTAACCGTGGCGTTTGCCGAATGGTAAAGATAACTGATTCCATATGTATAACCATTGTGGATAATGCTTGTCAATACGTTGGCCACCAATCTCAATTTCGACATCATCCATTAAACGGAGACCTACGTAATCTACCCAGTCTTGGGTAGCAGTTAATGCAGGCATATTTACCTGTAAATATATACGATGAACTAAATCACCATTGCGAGAAATCTGGCAAGTTATACGCTTGCCGAAGTCTGGGCTGCCATTGAAGGTATTTTCAATGGCTTCAATGGCGAAGTTGGTATGTCTACGGTAAACTACCTTGAAGAAAGTAATTTGAGGATTACCTGTTAAATATACATCTTGCGCACCGTATGCTACGAGTTGCAATCTTAATTATTTTCTGCAAAATGCAAAAAATAAAAGAACCTCTAAGTTTCCCTAGAGGAATGGACTGTATCTTAAGCCATCTCAGAATGTCTAGATCTTCATCGATAACCCATTCCCGTTCAGTCTCTGACGCCCTATCATAAGCTTGACATAACGCTATTAGATAGTAAGCATGCGGATTGCCCAATCTTCATTATTATTACCATACCTAAGTTTTTTCTCTTAGCCAGATGAAACTTTCGTTAATCATCCTTGGTAAATGAAGCTCTAAGGGGTTCCCCGAACAACAAGGAATGTTGCAATTAAATAAATTTAATTACTAGCAGTTAACTAGGGTATTACAGGAGTCAAAGGGGTTATCTATAATAAGAGCCTGATTATTATAGCCTACTGCTTTTCGGTCCATTGCAATTAGTTTAGACCACCACCCATTTTATTGTTCTATAATATACCAAAGAAAATATTTTTATATTCCGGTTTTATGAACTTTGTGCAATAAATCGGTGTTGTTTCTCTCTTTTAATAGGATTTAAGAAGTTAATATACTAATTTTATTTAATGTTTAAAGAAAAGACTTCAAAAAAACGTATTCATATATCGGAGTCTTCAAAAGATACAACTACATTGGATGCACGTCATTTAAATATGATACAGACTATGCAAGATAATAAAGCTTCCATTGATGAACTTTTACAGCTACAAAATAATACAAAAAAAATTATAAATGATATTGAAGCGCGTATAACAAAATTTAAAGAAATAGGAGAAATAGATTCAGAAGCATATAATATGGCTTGGACAAGCAATATAATTTATACAGAAAACTGTCGAAATATTCAAAAAAAAATAGAGCATTTAGAATCATATAAAGACGAAATTGATTATTATCAAAATACAGGAGATATATTATTTCGATATTATGATATAATTGATCGTCAAAATACAGAAATCAGTGTTATATCTTTACCTCTAACTAAAGTATCTCGAAGTAGAAAAAAAAATATTCTACCGGTTTCTATAAATATTTTAGATGCGTTTAAAATGATTGGATCAAATAATGCAGAAATAGAAAATGTAAAAGCTCCTACAGTTGATAAAGCCACATTAGTAGCTGATTATTTATCATATATAGATCCTACTATAATTCGCAATAAAATCGATAATACACTTGGCAATTGTCTTAATTGTAAAATTGAAATGGTATGTATACAACAGGATAGCGTAAGTGTATGTCCCGGATGCGGATATCAAGAATCTCTGCTAGTTGAACAAAATCGCCCGCTTTTACGACAACCAAATAAAGAAGCTTCTCATTTCTCGTATAAACGTATAAACCATTTTAGAGAATGGTGCTCTCAAGTTCAGGGTAAAGAAAGTACAGATATTCCCGAAGAAATTTTTGAGCAGATTCTACAAGAGATTAAAAAAGAAAAAATTCAGGATACTAAAAAAATTACATACAATAAAATGCGTGAGATACTCAAGAGATTACGTGTCAATAAGTACTACGAGCATATTAATTATATAATTAATCGAATTAATAGTGTGCCGACTCCGCATTTTTCTTTAGAACTCGAGGATAAACTTTGTAGTATGTTTAAAGAAATTCAAGGACCTTTCTTGAAACATTGTCCAAAAGACCGTAAAAATTTCTTATCATATTCATATGTACTTTATAAATTATTTCAAATACTTGGAAAACACGAATATTTGAAGTTTTTCCAGCTTTTAAAAAGTCGCGAAAAACTATCTGTACAAGATCAGATTTTTAAGAAAATTTGTGAAGACTTAAATTGGCCATTTTACCCTTCTTTGTAAAAAATGAAAGTTGTCATTTAATACACAACAAATGAATAAATATAAATATAGACTTTCAGAGGGAGATATAAATATATTACAACAAATCACTAAAAATTATAAATTAAACGAAGAATTTATAATAAAGCATTATGAAATATGTGGTATTAATAAATCATTCATATTAAATAAATCACCAAAATATTTATATGAAGTCAAAGAAATTCTATATTTATTAAGTAATATTAGCACACTTCTTAGAGATAAACTCACATATTACGTGCCAAATTATAGAGCATCATTTAATCGTGCTGAATATATACGTGATAATATACAGACTCCGAGATTTAAGATGAATGAAGAACATCAAGAAATATTATCAAAGAAAGAAATGCGCAATTTTCGCAAATTGCTTTTAATCACTGATAATTTTAATAGTTTATATGATGATATACAATCTGTTATTACACCATTGCTAGTTCAAGAATATAGAGATAAAGAAAAAATAAGATTACAGAAAATCGCTTTTAGACGTTCAGTATATCAAAGATGGTTTATATAGAACAAGAACAAGAACAACGATTTAAAGCTTAAATAAATTAATCAAAATAAAACAACATTAAATGGAAGATATAATTGCGGATTATATAGACGAAGAGCAATATTTGTCAGATGATAATTCAATATTAAGTTCAGAATATGATTTTACAGATGATGAAATAGATATTTTTGAAAATGATTTGCATATACCATTTGAAACAAGAAATCCAACACCAATTAGATGGGTAACTATTAATCTTCATTCCATTAAATTAGATGTTTCAAATATGGGAAAAATAAGATCACATAAAAGTTTATATGATAGTACAGAAGGCATTCCACTACATGGAACACCATATCGTATATATCAGATACAAATTGATAAGGATAAATATAAAAATTATTATATTCATGAATTAATTTGGCAAGCATTTAATGGTAAACCACCAGATGGATGGGTAATTCGCCATAAATGCGAATATACATCTAATAAAGCAAAAATTAGATATAATAATAAACTTGCAAACCTTACAATAGTACCAAATACAATTTCGGAATTATATATAGATAAAGGCGTATCTTTACACAATTGTAGCGAATAGTCCATTTTCAACTAATTGTGCACATATATTTCTTGCGTCTTTTTTATTTACTTTTATATATGTTTCACCTTTTATATTTACTTCATCAATATATTTATGTATAACAGTTTCATCAATTGTAGGAATAGCATCTAATAATATTAATGAAACTGTTTTTGAATTTACAAAACCCGAAACTGTTTGATCTGCGCCACCTTGTAGTAATATATATTTATATGGTGATTGCATAAACCCTGATGTAGGAGGAGACAAACTTTTAGATTTAATATTAGACTTAATACAACAGTTTTTTACTATTGGAATTTTAATTGGATTCATAATCTACTTTAGATTACATAATTATTTTTAAATCTTTTCATATATAAAATATGATTATAGATATGGACATAGATTATTATATGGATATTGACATATATTTGGAAGATTATATGGATATTGATTGATTAATATCTTTGCTATTTATAGAATGTATATATATCCCGGACGTTCCTTTTATATGCCTTATTTCAACAGACGCTGTTTTTCAAATAGATACCCTTATGAGCCTGTATGTAATGATTATGATTCTGATAGCAGTTCAGAATGTGATTCAGTTGAATTATTAGCCACAAAAGTTATGCCTAGTGCAGCAGTATTAAAAGGCAATTCTATAACACCTGTAATCTTTACACAGCAACAAATTGATGATTTAACTGCTTATATAAATAATTATAGAAATATTCATCAAGCATCACCTATTGTATGGGATTCTACAATTGCTGTTTTTTCGCAAAATTGGGCAAATTATTTGTTGAAAAATCATCTATTTCAACATAGTGACAACTCATTATATGGAGAAAATTTAGCATATTTAAGAGGATATGGTAGTGATTTAGTTGCACTTATTAAATTATCGATAGATATGTGGTATAATGAATATAAGCTATATGATTTTTTGAAACCTATGTTTTCAGAAAAAACTGGACATTTTACTGCATTAGTATGGAAATCTACTACACATTTTGGTTTAGGTTTTGCAATAAATAAGAAAACTAAAGCAGCCTATATTACTATGAATATGTCACCTCCTGGAAATGTAATAGACGAATTTGATGTAAATGTTTTACCTGCTATTTCATCAGTAACATTATCAGCTTCTACGCCCAAACCAATTATGATAGATGCGGAGAATATAAATAAAGTTAAAGCATCGAAAATGGCTAACTCTAATGAAATTGATACTGTAAAATCATTATATAAAATAATAAATGAATTAACTAAAATTAATAGCTTATAATTCTATATTATCTTCTTTTCTATCTATAAAATATTGTATAATATCATTTTCCATTCTTTTTCCAGTTTCAGTTAAATTTATTAAACCTACATCATTATAATATATATCTACTTCTGGATTATATTTATGTTTGATAAATATTTCCCATCTCTCTACATATTTGCGGTCTTGTAATCTTCCGTGCCAATGATGTAATATTGTACCATTTATATAAGATAAATTAAATTTATATATTCTGATGAGTGATTGATAATCTTTAAGCTTTTCTAAAAACGATTTATCAGTTATATTATTAGGACAACTTTGTTCAACTTTATTTATTAACGCAAGGGCCATATGATGATCCCCTGATCCTAATATTGCATAATCTATTAACCCGTTTGTTTTTTCATATGCATAACGAGTACATGCCCACGCAAAACCACAATGCCAAAATCCATATTTGTGATCAGTTTGCCAATCTGTATTACTATTTTTATGCATATATCCAAAACTTTTATCAATACGCATTGCTTCATTATTAGGTCCTAAATAAACAGCTGTTGTAAATAATTGAATAAATGCACTTTTATTTAATTCTTCGATTGTATCATTTACCCAATTATCATTTAAAAATGTTATATCTGCATCTATCCAAGCAACATATTTCCAATTAATAGGAAGATTATGTATTGCTACATTTATTAAATTTTCTTTACACCAATACTCTGAATGTAATTTATATCCGTGATGTTGATATATATTCTCCATATTATTTGGTAATTGATATGTATCTGTATTTGTTGCTTCAGATACTATTATTTTTATTCTATCATATTTAGATAATCTTTCAATAAATTCTATAAATAAATTGTATCTTCGTTTTGAATTACAAAAATTAAAATATGGAAGTATTACATATAATATATCATCTTTAATAGTTTCTGATTCAATGTTTTCATGTGTAATTTCTTTCTTTATCTTAGTTTTTATATATTTAAGAGCGTCATTTGTATACTTATCTGTTTTATTCATTCCAAAACATTTTAACATTCCTTAACCTTAATATTATATGCGATATTTCTTCTTATATATAAATAGATATTATATATAGATGACTGACACTACTACCGAAATCCCTTTTATTTATGAATTTATATTTAATGATCAATATGATGATGCTATATTTTCAGAATATAATGAAGCATCCGACGAATTAAAAATACAAATTCAAATAACTGCGAATAATCTTAAAAATATTTTAAAGTTAAAACCAGGTATTCGTTCAATATCTAGTTTTGCTCATTATTTAAATAAATCATATAAAGTTACACTTGTAAATACATCATGGGTACTCTTACTGCCTTAATAATTTAATTTCTCTTTTAATTTATTATTTTCTTCTACAAGATGTTGTACAGTTTTTACAAGATATGGTATTATTTTTTCGTATTTTATTTTCTTATATTTCTCATCATCTCCGGGTATACTAAAATCTCCTGTAATCATTTCACATACTTCTTCCATATCTTGTGCTATAAAACCAATATCTTTTTTACCAGCCATTTCTTTATTATAAATATCTGTTTTCCATTTGTAGCTAACTGGTTTTAGTTTCATAATTTTAGATAATGCATCATCGCATTCCAATTCTTCTATTTTTTCTTTAAAACGTCTATCACAAACTGAGCCGAACGCTGTTATATCCCCGGTAACAGTCAAATTTCCTGCACTAAGTTGCATCATAGCAGTATTCCCACTATACCACATATTTGTAGTACCTGTAGGAACCTGGTATCTTAATGTACCTGTATTATATCCGAAACCATAAAAACTATAAGCACTCGACGGTGCATCACCATTTGCTATATCATTTAGTACCAGTAATTTATTTATAGATGCACCGGCCGTATTTAAGTTAATAACACCATTAGGATAAGCTTGTAAACACGGTGTAGTTGCACTTGATGTTACTAATGATATAGTACTACCGCTTCCAGTTGCATTAATAACAATATTAGCATTATTTTGAATTAATAATGAATCGGCATTTGCAGCTGGTATAGTATTTGTATTATTTGTGCTACAATATTTGGTAATTGACGCGATTGTTGCTGTATCTGATTTTAACTGTAAGCCACATAATGCAGAACTACTTATACTTTGGATAGTTTGTTGAGTAATACTATTACTATATAAATGTAAAATACTAGATGGGATTGTAATACCTATACCGATAGACCCGGATTGAGTTAAAGTTAATTTTGCATCGGCAACTGTTGGATTATAAGATATACCTCCGCTAAAAGCAGCAGCACATATATAAAAATTCTTATTCGTATTAAATGATGCACCAAATGAGAAATAATCTGTTAATATAGTTCCGGTTCCTAAATTTCTAAATTGAATAAATTGTGCTGGATTGCCCCCTGCACTATTTTCTTGATCATTATCTATATATATAGCACTTGGAATAGTAGTTCCAGATGTTCCATAAATATGTAATTTTTGTCCTGGAGTATTAGTACCTATACCAATATTGCCATTATTATAATAATAGGAAGCAGGACTTGTATTTACTGACCATAAGCCGGAAATTGAAGAGGTTGTAATATTACAGGTGCGCCCATATTGATCAATTGATATAACTGGGACAGTTGTATTATTTCCGTATGGAGTAAAATATGATAGATTATTCCAATTATTTATTAAAGGTAATACATTTGAAGATAATGCATTATTGCCTATTATTTGTGATGCCGGAATATTTGTAAGTCCTGATCCAGAACCTGAAAATGTACTAGTAGTTAAATTCCCTGTACGTGTTAATGACAAAATATTTGCAGTTGCGGCATTTGCAAAATTAATATTTCCGCATATTACAAAATTATTTGTATTTAAATTACCAGTATTGATCTGGCCAATACTCCAACTAGAACCAGATAACCCACTTATATCAAATCCTATAAATGGTTTTCCCGCTAATGCACCAGATCCTGCCACACGTATTAAAGCAGATGCACTATTACTATTTGCTGTTGAAGAATTATACAGATATAATTGTCCATTGCTTGGATCTGTAGTAACCGTAGCGTAATTTACAGTTAATGTATTTTGAAAATTACCTGTACCATTTACATCTAATTTTGCAGTAGGAACTGAGCTACCTATGCCAACATTATTATTTGCGGGTGATATATTTATAGAATCTACTGAATTTACACGCCAATATGCGCCGCGTTGATTTGCACCAGATACAGTTCCTATACCAATTGATGCTGTTGCAGACGGTGTTCCTGTTCCCAGTGAAGTAGAATCAAAATATATTTCATTTGCATTATTTGTAGTTGATGTATTTTTAAGAATAATACCTTGTGTAGAATAATGATTATATCGCGCTTGTCCATATACATCAAGATTATATGATGGTACTGCATTTGTATTTATTCCAACGGAACCATTATAATATATTGGATTACCAGATGTCCCAGACCATTGACTCTGTGTAATCGATGCAGATGACAAACCAGTTACAATACCTTTTGTATTTACAGTAATAACAGGTACATTTGTAGCATCTCCTTGAGAACTAGAAGGTAATGCAGGAGACACAGTTGGTAATACTGTATAATCAGATAATGTACCTGTCAATGATCTTACTGATATCGATGTGAGATTTTCTCCAGATCCATAAAATCCATTATTTGCGTGTATTGAACCATTAACATCTAATAAATAACTAGCACTCGGTGTAGTTATACCTATACCAACAATACCAGATTGAGTTATTGTTAATTTTGCATCAGTAACAGTTGGCAATCCGCTAACAGAAGAAGCACATATATATAAATTTTTATTAGTATTAAAAGATGCACCAAATGCAAAATAATCACTTACAATAGTTCCAATTCCTAGATTTCTAAATTGAATAAATTGTGCCGGATTGCCACCTGCGCTATTTTCTTGATCATTGTCTAATATTATAGCACTTGGCGATGTTGTTCCTGCAGTGCTATAAATATGTAATTTTTGCGCAGGTAGAGTTGTATTTATACCTATATTACCACCAATTGCGATGCGTAATGCAGGATTGGTTATACTATTATCATAAAAATCTGCTATACTTGTACTGTCAGATTGTATAACAGATAATGCGGGTCCAGGGCCCTTATTAATAATAACTACATTACTAGTATCAATAGTATATGCATTAATAATATCTAAGTTGCCAAGAATACTCATATTACTTGTAAATAATGTACCATCTATATAAGCATTTCCTTGTACTTGTAATGGATATCCAGGGTTTGTATTTCCTATTCCTAAATTACCATTAAAGAAAGATGAACCATTTACATTAAATGTATTTGTCATATAATTCGTATTTATACCAACTCTTCCTGAAGAATCAATTACTATACCTGTTTGATTTTGAGATAATATATTAATTTTTCCAGAATCGTAATTAATTATTGAAGCATCTTTAATATTTGATTGCGAAATAATAAATCCAGCTGAATTACCATTCTTTATAATTAAACCTCCATTTGTATTATTTGCATCATAAATAATATTACTTGAATAAGAATTAGCCACAATATGTAAAATACTTTGTGGATTTGTTGTGCCAATGCCAATATAATTATTTCGAATTGTCATAATGTTGCAAGCATTTGCTTGAGATAAAATTGTACCAATAGGATTTTTTGGATTTTGATTTGGTCCCCAATTTTGAAATTGATGTATAGGTGAAATATATCGCAATTGATTTGTTACAGAATCTACAAGAATTGTAGAGTAATTTGAACTTGGTGTTAAGTATGACATTCTATACAAAAATAATATTATGTTTGTAGCTATAATTTCGCAATGCGCAAACGTACACTATTTAATTAATTGTCACCATAATTACTTCATAAGGATGTTATATGTTACAGTTACTGTATTTAATAAATAAATAATTAATAATATCCACGCCCATATTTCACATTTACCGACAATTACACAATTAATATTGTAAGCAGCAAGGAAGAATGAACCTGTAATAACTATACCAAGTAATGGATGAAGTTTAAATGAAAACATTAATCCAATAAATATACCACATATTGCCACAATAAATGCAAATAAAGACATCTTTAATTTTCCAATAACCATTTTTCTATGTATTATATCATACATAGTTCTAGTTTCTATATTTATATATGAAATTTATTTTTATACATTTATCCAATACATATGTCTTAATTTAAAATTTAATTGATTATTATCAAAGCATTCTTCTATATCTTCTATTGTGTCTATATTATTAATTGTACTTTCAGTTTTATGCAAGAAAAAGCCATAAGAATTAATTAAATTATAACCTATGAAATCATAGCAATATTCTTTTAATAATTTTACATATGCTTTTAAAGATGCTCCATAATACTCTTGATCATATTTTTTTGAATCAAATTCGTAATCATATGGTACCGCAATAGAATATATAGGTCCAATTGTTTTTACATATTCTATCATTATTATACGTGGTTTAATAATATTAGAATCTAATATTTTTTTTAATATCCAATAATCATTACCTTTTAATGTAATGATTAATAAATCGATATTATTTTTAAATTTTGACATAGCATCTAATATTATTACTACATTATCAGTGGTAATAAGACCATTAACAAATGTAACTAAATTTAATTTTTTATGCGCTTTATAATATTCCATAGCTATATGCATTTTCTCTTTATTACTGTCACAAAATAAGCAATTAAAATTATGTTTTAAAACAAAATTCTCAGAATAACAATTTGTACCATTTGCGCCAAAATGTATAATTTTCTTATACATTATATTAATCTTACGTAATATGCATTCAATATTTTCATAACAATATTTTGTCATAATATAGTAATAGATGGAATATAATCTTAAATATATAAAAGCGGTTTTATATGTTGCAGCAACTGCATATTCATTAGCATTATTTACATATTTAAATAAGCTAATACGTAATAATAATAATATCTATACTACATTAGCATATATATTATTAATTGCAGCATTTGGTATATTAACATATGCAACATTTAAACACGCTATTTATAATAAACCAGATGAAAATCTATCGCCAACACATAATATTACATCGAGACCTGGTATATTCGGGTATTCGATCTTATCATTATATTTTATGTTAGCATTACTCTTACCATTCGGACTATATTTTAATTACTATTATGTATTCGCTTTGCTAGGATATACTTTACTTGCTTTCGGTGAAATAGCAGGGGTTTATTTATTATGCATATTCTATATTTGTAGTATTTTCACAACTTTTTATTATGCACGTGCTAATATAGATATAATTGGATTATTAAGTAAAGTTGGCTTAATAATCTATTTTGGAACATATGGATATATCAGCTTTACTAAAAATTATATAAAATGAATATAATGGAATGTATAAAACAAGTATCTAATTTTACAAATATAGCTACAAATTTAAAATTGGATAATTCAAAATTTGATCCTAAATTTCTGGAAAAAATTCTTTCAGAAGCCTCGCCAAAACTGGAAGAAATGTTTAGAAATATCGATAAAATTGATCCACTTAAAAAGTATAAACATTGTATTTACATTGATTTTAAGGGTGTTTATGCAAAAATTGTAGCGGCTGCTTTTATTGCAAAAGGATATAATTTAGTTTATGATAAACATCAGAAACAAATAGAAGAAACTGAACTACTAAAGCATTCTGGAAAGAATTTTCTATTTTTGTCAAGTTCTACAATATATGGAAAACCATTTGGCGTGAGATTGCGTAAAAACTTAATGAATGTATTTAATAGCCGTCCGGTTAATATTGAAGGTGATCTTATTCGTTTTATTATATTAGATTCTGGATTTAAAGAAGGTCTTGATTGTTTTGATATTAAGTTTGTTCATATATTACAGAATCTGGCAACACCATCTGAACAAAAACAAGCAATTGGCCGAAGTACTCGTATGTGTGGTCAGATGGGTCTAGTGTTTAACTCTAAAAGAGGATGGCCACTGCATGTATATAAATATGATGTATTAATTCCAGATAGTTTAAAAGAAAAATATGAAAGTAATACTTTATTTGATTTATTTATGAAAAAAAGCAATATTGATATTAGAAAAATTATATTAGCAAATCAATTTGAGAAAATAATAGCTGAAACAGCAGCTGATAAAGAACTTACAAAAACTATTCACAATTTTTCTATTAATACAGATACGAGTATTTCTACAAAACCATTACCTCCCGATTATCCAAAACTAGATGTTGCGCCGCGTTCTTTTAAATATATAGTGCCGGGGGGAAAGGGTCGACAATTATTAAATAAACAAAGAGGAATTATACAGAAAAATAAAGATAATAGGGGTTACCCGCATCCTCCAAAAATTAAACGTACATTAAATGGAGTTAGTAAATTTGTATATCAAAATTTTAATAAATATAAATGGGAAAAAACTGTATTAGAAAATAAATGTCAACCTCTTAAAAGTGTAGGTGGAATAGGCGAGCCTGTTATTGTAGATTTAACGCCTTCGCAAAATTTTATGAGATATTATTTCCAACCCTCTTCTGTGTATAAAGGTATTTTAGCAAATTGGTCTACTGGTTCTGGAAAAACTTGTTTAGGGGTCGCAGTAGCATCTACAAGTTGGGAAAAGAAAGGATATACTATTCTATGGGTAACTAGGCACACATTAAAAGTTGATATATGGAAAAATATGTTTAATCAAGTATGTTCTTTGATTGTAAAAGACCAGATTGAGAAAGGCGATTTAAAATATCCACTTAAGAAAGGTCTACATAATTATCGCTCAAGTGCTTGGGTTGAACCTATAAGTTTTAAACAATTATCTAATTTATGTGAAGGTAGAAATGAAATATATAGAGAAATGGTGAAGCGAAACGGTGCACGCGATCCTTTAAATAAAACATTAATTATTTTAGATGAAGCTCATAAATTATTTGCAAATGATGTAATTGGTTCAGAGAGACCAGATACACCCGCAATAATTAAAGCTATTCACAATTCTTATAAAGTATCAAAAGAAAATTCGGTCAGAGTTCTTTTAATGACAGCAACGCCATATACATCAGATCCAATGGAATTTATAAAATTAATGAATATAATCCGAGAAGAAAACGACCAAATACCTGATACATTTCAAGAGTTTAGTGATATATATTTAACTGACAATGGTGTTTTTAAAGAATCTGCACGAGAAGATTTTATGGATTCTATTGCAGGTCAAATAAGTTATTTAAATCGTGAAAAAGATGCAAGACAATTTGCATATCCAGTATTCCATACAATAAATGTACCTATGTCAAGAAGTAATACTCTGAATTTTGATAACGATATTAAAAAAAATACTAATGAAATTGAAATATTGAAAGATACAATTGAAATGGATAAAGAGGAATGTAAAAAACTTCCTGTAAAACAAAGAAAAGAATGTAAAGATAAGATAAAAGAAGATGAGAGTAAAGTCAAAGAATTAAAAAAAGAAACACGTAAGCTACAAAAAGATAAAAAGATAGCCGATGCAAATGACAGAAGTCAAGAAACGGCTCTTAAAAAATGTAGAATATAATAATAGAGTCATAAAATGCCAAATATAATATTTAGATATAATCCAAGTAATTCTACGGAAATACTTATTGATCATATAAATAATGATAATAATCCAGCAAGTCTAACGGCATTTCAATTAAATTTATTAAATAGACTTCGTCAATATAGATTACATACTGATACACAATTAAGTGCTTTAAGTGATACGAAACTAAATGATATCAGAAAATGGCGATATTTGGTTTATTATATTGATTATAGACTACAAACTAGAAAAAGAAGACGATCACATTCTTAAAAAATGAATTAAAGACATTTGTGTAAAAGATACTAATGGAGATGGAAAAAGTTAAATTCTTATTTAAATTGATACCATCCGAAATTCAAGATAAATTACTATTAGATGAAGAAGCATTATATAGTACTACTGATCAAATGACGGGAAATCGAATTGCAAAAGAAATAAATAATTATATAGATTCAAATGGGACAATAACAGATGCGACGGCATGCATTGGTGGATCCGCATTAGCATTTGCACAAGTTTTTAAAAATATTAATGCCATAGAATTAAATAGAGAACGTTTTAAATATTTAGAACATAATATTAACCTTCTAAATTTGCAAAATGTGAAATGTATATATGGAGATTCGCTACAAATATGCAAAGAAATTGAACAAGATGTTATTTTCTTAGATTGTCCTTGGGGAGGTCCTTCTTATAAAGAAGCCACAAAAGTTATGTTATATTTATCTGAAATACCTCTATATGATATTATACGTTTACTAATAAAATCTACCAAGATTTTCTGTATAAAAGTGCCTACTAATTTTGACGAAGAGCTTTTTATAAAGAAAACATCAGATATTATAAAACTTGAAAAAAAAATAAAATTACGTAAAATGAATTTATTAATTTGTTTAGTCAATCGGTAAGCAACACGAGAATTTAAATTTAAAAAATAAAAATTTTTGTTTTTTTTCTATTGTATTTTCTGCTAATGAACTAAATTCATCTATCGTATATTTATCACTCATACTTTTATTACATGCGCCACATATGGGTTTTAAATTATCAATTGTATTTTTGCCACCTTTTGAAAAGGGTATATTATGACCTGCTTCAAAATTAAATGGAGTTATAATATTTTTACACCATTTAACAGTACATTTCGATTTAAAAACCTCACCATTATATTTAATCCATACTTGTTGTCTCAGTGCACTTGGTATATTTCTACGCATTTAATTTTATAAATATTTATAACTTTATATATTTTATGAATTTGCGAATATTGCGTTTATATTTATAATTTAAAATACGCATAATTATTTTTATATCATCTTTAGAGAATCCTTTTCCAAAATTATAAAAATACTCTGATGCTGAAGAATGCAGATCACTGTTTAATACCTTTACGACAAATTCCTCAAATATATTTGAAGAAGATGCAATAGAAAATATTTGCGAAATTATTCTTACAATAGCGACTTGTATCATCAAAGTAATTATATCAACAACAGAGAGTTTATCATTCACTTCGCGAAATTCTATAGGAATACTATTTTGCAGAACAAATGTTGTAATATCATAATTTTCTGGAAAATATACATTAGCATGTTCGTCATTTTCCATTAATATATCAGCTTCTTTTTGATTATTAGTCATACATATTCCTTTGATTTTATGTTTTTTAACATTGTCTATAAATATATCATATCTTAAATTATTTATGCGAATATGTGGCATACACAAATTTGTAATTTGACGAGAATTTTCAGTTATTTGTATTTCCGAAACAATCATATTTGGAGTTGATACCGGGATAGGCAACATTATTTATATTAATAAATATAAATATTTTATCAAATTTTTACCCCTGTTATTATATGAATATTCATTTCTTTATATTTTTCATCCTTGGCAATAATCCTCTCGCGCCATTCCACATACTGTTCTTTACTATCGAAATACATTTTTTCAACACCATTACCTGTCATATCAACTGGCATAACACGGAAATATTTCTTTTCATCTGGTGTTTCTTTTCTATCTTCTGTAATCATCCCGGTTGCAGTTATAGTTATAAAAGGCGATTTTTCTGTTTTTTTCTTCATTTTGTAGCTATATAATATTAATGCAAGATGTCTTTAAGTTTCGATAAAAGTATCTTTTTCTTGTCAAAAATTATATATTGTTTATTTTTTCTGTATGAACAACTCGAGAATAGTCTTTCTTATTTTTGATAAATTTGACTTTTTTGAAATATTTCCACTATAAAATAAAAAATTTTATTCAAGTGGTTGGCAGTAATAAATAAGTGCTTCACGTGCTGCGTTATTCTCCGCATCTCGTTTGGAATCTCCCTTTGAATTACCAATTACTACATTATATTTATTTTTTACACAATATGTAAAAATTTTGCGATTATTTTTAACATCAACAGATATTTCAAAAAACCTCGGCGCATCTTGAAGTGTATGTTGCATATACTTCGTAAGCATATCTTTGAAATTCGTTTTAATATTAATTAATTCCGCAAAATCAATATACTTTTCTATAATAGTAATAATCCATTTTTCTGCGATATAGTATCCTGCTCCTGTAAGAGGCATAAATTTTACACCAACAGATGCAGGTATCGATACATAATCTTCTTCATTTTGAAAATCCATTGCAATTGCACCAATAAATGCTTCAAATACATCTTCCATAATTTTATAATTATCTCTGCCACCACTTTCTTCGATTTGTTTCGAAATAATAATATATTTGCTAAAACCTATTTTCCCCGCTAAATATCCTAGCATTTTCCCATTTACAAGTTTTGTGCGAATACGTGAAAGAAATCCTTCGGGTTGATCTGGATATCTTTGATATAAATATGTAGAAACCGCAACACTCAATATAGAATCACCTAAGAATTCAAGTCTTTCATAACTCATTTCTTGCAAAGGTAAACAATCTGCTGGGCATTTTTCATTTCCTTTGTCAAAATCTGCATTTTTCATAGTACAATATGATCGATGAACTAGGGCATTTCTATATAAATTAATATTATTAAATGCTACATCATTGAGGCCATTTTCATTAAAAAGCGCTTTCAAATCATTTTGTTGTAATAGTATATTTTTCGAGTTATAAGGTAATTCATCGGTTTCTACTTCTTGTGTTTTATTATGTAAAGAAGTAAGTCGCGAATGCATATATATTTTTATATTTATAACCTTAACTAGATTTCATTTTTTCCAGTTCCAAAATTTACTAGCTATAGTTTTTTTTTTAGATTTCTGTTTTTCTTTTATCATTATGGATTTCTCTTTTTTTGAAAGATCATTTGCAATAACAGGAGTCTTACTATTTATCTGGATACTTGGGCGACAAGCGGGATAATAGTATTTATTATGAACTGCACCGCAATCTTTTCCAGTTTTTATATCTATCCATTTTTCATGGAACCATCTCTTGAGTGGCGAAATAGTGCTCTTTTTCTTTATTTCTTCTATATAAGCTGGTTTGCCTTTTTCGCGCATAACTCTTTTATATTCAGATACAACCATTCCACTCGCATATGCACTGGGCCACCTTACTACGCGAGCCTTTATTTTTGCAACAACTTTATCATATTCTTCTTGATCAGATATTATAGCCATTATAATAAATTTCTAAAAAAAATTGATTTTTCTTTAAATTCTCTTAAATATATGCATTTATTATATATTCTTACCTGCCATGTAAGGTTATATATAATAGAACCATATCACGATATTATAAGAGGGGATTCTAAAGGGTGAGCTCTACATAGGCACTACATTCCACGTAGTAATCCTATGGAATAAATAGCCTTTAGAGTCTAGCAGAAAGAAACGTATACACCGCTGCTATGATGGGAAGCCCAGTCCATACCTCGAAGGTAACAAAAACCGTAAGGTTTTGCAAAATTGAACAATCCATGTAAGTTCAATTTTGTTTTTATTTACTAAATATATCATTTCGGGTTGATATAAATTGTCTTAATTTAATAAAAGCAGAATCTATTCACAAGTTATCTAAACAAAATTTAATTAATTTGATTAGATGTGCAAGAAAAGAAAACAGAAAATTATCTAATATATTTATTAGATAAAATGTTTACAGATACTGTTAATAAGCAACCTATTCTTAAAGGTGCGAAAATTATACCGCGACAATCATCTAAAACCGCTGCGCGATGTTCTGAAGATTTCAAGAAGAAAATTGATGAACGTCGCGCTATTTTTGAAAAAACACGTAAAACTAATCTAAAAGAACTTCACAATAAACTTGTTATTATTTCTAAAGAAGAAATGAAACTTACTAAAGAAGTATTTAATGAAATAGTACCCCAAGATACTATTGATAAATTAAGAAATTTATTCGTTTCAAAAGAAATCGTCAATGTCAATGATGATTATTTTAATGAAGCCGTTTAATTGTATGGTATACCACCAGATTTGAGTAAATATAACCCAACTATAATTATAATTAATCCGATATATTGTCTATTCGTTTTTAATCGTTCGCCTAATATTATAAAGGCAGCAATTGACTCTATTATTGCCGATGTGCCATCCCACATTCCATTTACATATAATATATTCCCAGTTTGTAAGCATTTTATAAGAAAATATATTACAGCAACATATCCTATAATACCTAGAAATAAATCTTGTGGTAATGAATTACGTGCGTAATCTTTTAATTTGAAATCGCCGAAAATTTCAGCAAAAGATAAAAGAAATATATTTAATGTACTCATTTATATCTCAAAAATAAAAAAATACTAGTAATGTACAAATATCCAGCATTTAATTTTCATACATCTTCAATACATCTTTAATTACTGGATGACGAACTATGTCATTTGCGGTAAATTCGATTATTCCAAAATTCTCATTTTTGTCGTCTTTCTTAAGTCTATGTAGGAAGTCTTTTAAGCCATTGTCAAAATATCTGCGATCATGCTGTTGAATATCACCAGTAATTACCATTTTGCTATTTTCACCTATGCGAGTAAGCATCATTAACATTTGATTTGGTGTACTATTCTGCATTTCATCAGCCACTATAAATGCATTGTCGAAAGTTCGTCCACGCATAAATGCAAGTGGGCATATTTCAATTTGACCCTTTGCTATCATATTTTTAACAGTGGATGGAGTAATAAACTTATGGAAAACATCATAAATGGGAGTCATCCACGGCATCATTTTGTCTTCTAGAGTTCCTGGAAGAAAACCAATTTCTTCATCTGTAGAAACCGCTGGCCTTGTAATAATTAATTTTTCATATGTACCATTCAATAAATTTTTCATACCAACACAATTACATAAATAAGTTTTCGCGGAACCCGCTGGACCAGATGCAATTACGATGGGAGGATTCGGATTTTCTAACATAGAATAATAATTCTCTTGTGTTGGATTGCGAAGAGTAATCGATGGCATACGTGCGGCAGTATATGAGCGATGTGATATGGCTTCACTTTTAAAAGAAGAAAACACCGGCGAAGATCCTGGGAAAAAATTGTCGTCTTCGCTATCATCATACCAGTCCTTGTCGCGATTGCGTACTTTGCTATTCTTACCCATAGTAGTAATCTTCTTCCTAGTTATAACATTAGAGAACAAAAATGTACGCATAATACTACTAGTACTCATTTTTAGAAGCATATATTATAATACTATAAATCTTTATATAGATAAAAGATTTTATTATATTTCAGTGATTTTCTATATAAAACTTTGTGGTTTATATAAGTCAAGTCATATATGTCTTCATTGCCACCAATAATTGGTTTATTGGGACGTTCGAGGCGTGGAAAAGATACTATTGCAAATTATATAATTAATAAATATCCTATCTATAAAAATATTAAACTCGCGCGACCCATCAAGGATGCTGCTAAGTCTCTTTTTGATTTTTCAGATGAACAAGTTGAAAACGCACAAAAAGAAATCATCGATAAACGATGGAACATCTCTCCAAGAGATGCAATGGTATTTATCACTACATCACTTATGAATAAAATGGGATCAGATTTTTTTAGTAAAAGACTTTTTGATAATATATTACCAGACGATAAAGTTATAATATCGGATGTTAGATACGATAATGATATTACTGAGATTAGAAAGCGCAACGGTATCATAATTAAAGTTTTACGAGATATAGAACCATATCATCCATGGGAATCACATATAGACCATCATACATATGTGGATTATACAATAGAAAATAATGGATCATTGGACAATCTTTATAAACAAATTAATCAAATCTTATAAATGAAGGGACTTGCATAATAGTATTACGATTTATGTTTTTCTTAACCTTGTTTAAACCTGCTAATTTATTTTTAATTATTTCTTTTTGATAAGAAGCCATATGATCTTCTATTTCATCTATATGGGTTTCGATATATTCTAATACATGATTTCGAATAGTCCATCTAAAAAAATTTAATTGCCCGATAGTAGTTTCAATAGTTTTTAAGTTTGGTTCACTTTCTAAAATAAATGTGATCCGTTCGTGTCTGCGAAAAGGATCGAAAAACATTTTTGTATATGATTGTAATTCTGCGCGATATTTTAAATATAAATGAAATTTGCGCAGATTTAGATCAGAATTAGTATCTGGATATTTTTCTATTATTTCATTTTTGTTATCATCTATCCAAAATAAAATATCTGCGTTTTTTGCATAATGTGTTACAAACCAATCAAGTATTCTTAAAGATAATTTCGATTTACCATGAATTATATCATATAATATTTCACGAGATCTAGGATTTCTATTATAATAATTTGTTAGAGATGTCAATAATAGAGATTGACTAATATTTGACATATAACACTTATTTACTTTTCGTTCTTATTCCTTAAATAAGTGCGTTTACAAGAAAAGAAATTTATATTTTTTAGTACTGATTACAATAATCAGTGTTATTTCTAAAATATATAGAATACATTTGTGTAGAATATATATTTGCGAATCAAAAATTTGATTTTAAATAATAAATTGTTTTGTATCTCTCACTACAAATGGTGTTTCGGCACTTCTACCAGAAGACTGTCGCCGTCATCGATGAAATCGTCGCGCCGTTCAAGTACTTCACAGAACAAGAGTTCTGCGACAGCCTTTTCTTCACGCTGCTTTCCTTGATGCCGCTGCTTGCAGCGGGTGCCCTTAATCACAACGCCAAGATGACAAAGAGCCATTTTGGGCAGATGGTGTGTGTTATTATGCAACTCAGAAGATTCAAGGCTATATGGGAAACCTTTTGCAAGAATCTGAAACAGAAAGAGACATCGCTTGATATACTTTTCTGCGACATATCGTTATATATGATCATCGAATATCATCTGTATCAACTTGGCAAGTGAAGCATATTTGAAGCACTATCTTGACATTCCGGAATATTATCTGGCATCTCTCTGGACAATTTCTATCATCGGTGTTCAGATCACTTACACTTACTAAAAACGCAAAATACAAAAAAACCGAAACGGTAACGTTTTGGTTTTGTAAAATAAATTCGATCATTTTAAATAATGATAGAAATCACAGCTATTACAGTAAATACTCAAAAATTAGAACCAGGTGAATATTATGATTATAAAGAAAATGATAATTGGATATTAATTAAAGATACTGAAACAAAAGTATTAAAAGAAAATGGCGAAGTTTTGTGTCATTATAAGCCTGCTGCAATTTCTAAAGAATTGTGTGATTTAGCAATCGAATCTTATTTAGATGCTGGTAAAATGATATCATCTAATCGCGGTGCTGCTGCTGGTATGAAACATAGAGAACGCGGTTTAAAAGTAAAATACGAATCTGGTAATAAAGCAAATTCAAATATAATAGGGTATATAGATAGCCCAAATCATAAGAAACCGTGTCGTTTAACTATGTATAGTAAGAAATATTTTGAGAAATATATAAAAGGATTACCATTTATAAATGAAATTAATAAATTATTTAAAGATACTCTTCCAGAAAAATATAATATTCAAAATGTAGCCACAAATTTATTTAAAATATCTGATACATCATTTAGCACAGTAACAGTAAATTATAATTTTAGAACAGCTCTGCATAAAGATGCAGGTGATTTTAAAGAAGGTTTTGGTAATATGGTAGTTTGCAAAACCGATGGATTTAAAGGCGGGCATTTACTTTTCCCAGAATATAAAATTGCAATAGAAATGAATAATGGAGACTATATTGCATTAGATGTACATGAATATCATTGCAATTCTTCATTTACTATTTCAAATAATGATGAGTTCCGGCTTTCATTTGTATGTTATCTACGCGAAAAAATGGCAAATTGTAATAAAATAAATGAAATACTTGAGAAACTACAAATAGATGGCAATCGAAATTGGAATACAGATATTATCTTTGATAAAATATTTAAATCAATTGGAGAAAATCTACCGGAAAAAATAAAACTAAATGATAATACAAGATGGTGGTCTATGTCAGCGGGAAGATTTGTATTAACATATAAAAATAAAAGATATGAATTATTGGATAAAATAGCTAATAAGACTATTCAGAATTTAATGTGTGCATGGGAATATGCTAATTCAATTTCAATAGTCGCCGCCAATCTCTAGTGGTCTACGTCCAGTTCCGACATCTGAAGGAGTGATAGTAGATTGCATCCAAGGAGATACATTAATTTGAGGATTAGCAGGTTCAGATCGGAGTTGTAAGTTAGCATTCTTTAAGCTAGAGCCTTGAGTATCTACGCCTACATGATATCCGGCAGTTAAGAAGTTTTGATCACTTACATCGCCCTGGCCAGATGGATTTAATTGAGCCCATCTGCTATTTGCTGCATCTTTTGGTAATAGATCAGTGGCTGTTAAACGATCACGGGGAAAGCAAGTTGCTGATCCGGATGCAACCATATTTGCTGGACCAACCACGCGTCCAAACATTTCATCACCTTGATCGGCATCAGATGGTTTGAAATCACCTACGCCATCTTGAGCAATTGCAGTATTTGGATTCGATATAGAAGCAATAGATTGATTTGCTATCATTGGATCTGGGAAAGCATTATTCTGAACAGATACGAAATTTTCAGTATTATAAATTTTCGCTCTATTATTTCCGGAAATAAATAAGAAAGATAATAGTACTATAATTATAAATATAGCAATTGGAACGTATACTTTGGTTGCCATCTATATTCTTATATAGATAAAATTTAAAAAATTCCATCATAATATTTAATAATTTTTATAGATAAATTATTTAGCATTTTATTCCATTCTGTATCCAGAATTTTATTTTTAGATTCTTCGAATTTATCATTGATTTCCATTTTAAATTCTTTTAATTTGCTAATTTTATTATGTAATTCATTACAATTATCATCAATATTTTTATTTAATATAATTAAATCATTTTCCCATTCACATTCTATATCTTTACGATCAAACCAATTTTCTAAATTTTCATCCAAGTTGTTAGTATTTATCATTAATTTTCGTATAATCCATCGTATTCCGCACTTTTTATGGAAAAAATATAGACCTTGAATTTCTATCTCTAAATTTAAATCTGTATTACTGAAATTAATATCATTTAATGAGTCTACTATATTATTATTATAAATAATCAATGCCTGTTCTGTATTTTCGTTTAATATTGATAAAGTATTATTTAATACATCTATAGAATTTCTATAAAACTTTTTAATATCTTCTAAAGATAATTCATTTTCAAACCAATTTTTATTATTATTTATTATAGTATCTAAGACAGTTTCTTCTAATTTGGTAATAATAGTATTAATATCATGGCTTTTATTATCAAACCATATTTTTAAAATACTGCCTTGATTTGATGGGATTCTTTGTAATGATACAAATTTAGCAGAATGTATTTTTAATCTATATGGTTTATTATCTTTAGTTGTTACTTTACCAACATATACGTGTTTTTTTTTCACGGGTTTTTCTATCTTTATATCAATTTCCATATTGTCTAAAAATAAGAAAGGGATTTCTCACTATTATAATAACGCATAATGAATGATAATACTATATTCAGTTTTTTTACATATATTTTAAAAAAAGAACTTGAAAAACCCGAATGGAATGAATATATATTAAAGCCTATATTATTAAGTTTATTACCATATATTCTTGGTGTAATTTGTCTAAATTTTTTTATGACTATTTTAGCAATAACTTTAGTTTTATATATAAATAAAAAATAATATTATGTTATTATATGGAAGGGGGCGATAATAATATGTTATCAAATGAAATTCTAGGTGGTGGCAAGAAGCGAAACCGTCGTAAGACTCATAAAAAAGGTGGCTTCGGATTAACAGGCGCGGTTTCAACAGGATTACTTCTTGCTGCGGAAGAACTTTACCGTGAATCTTTAAAGAAACACAATAAGAAACACGGTGGTTCTGATCAATTATCTTCCCATTTAGTAGATCAAAATCATTCCATGAATCTATTAGATAGTGAACAGTTACTTAATGGCGGCCGCAGACGTCATCGTCGAATGCATAAGAAAGGCGGCGATGCATCTAGTTTAAATGGTCATTTTTTAGAAAACCGAGATGGTGCTTTATTATCTGAAGCTTTTGATAATCTTCAAATCAAAGGTGGTAAAAAGGGTCGTGGCCGCCCTCGTCATTCCCGCTCTCATTCACATCATAGAGGTGGCGCACATGCTGATTTTGCTTTTGACCATGCAGATGCGCCGAATAATACAAATGAAAATGTATCTATGCCACCATCAATGTCACCATCAATG